ACACAAGACCAAGTACTTGAAGCTACCAAGAGGTATGTTGATAGGAAAGGTAGAGAAGGTTATTCATATATGCAGAAAGCTGTATTCTTCATTGAAAAGGATGGAAGTTCTACATTAGCTGCTGAATGTGATAATCTTAAGGATGAGAGGGCCTCTCCTGAAAGTATTGATATAATGAAAAGATTATGAGTATATTTCAAAGAGTTAAACAGACTATAGTAACTAACAAAGCTATTCGTGAAGCAGGTGGATATAATGTAATTCCTTGGAGTTTACCTAGATTATCAACAATATTACCGGGTGTACCTAGAGCTAAATATATAATTGTAACTGCCAATAGTAAGGTAAAATTATAAAATGTCTAAGTGTTTGTTAGAAAATTTATAAGTAAATGTTTGGAAATTAAATAGTTTTATAGTATTTTTGCATAAACAAATTTATGCACATACTATGAAAAAGATTACACAGGACTGGAAAACTTCAGGGATTTATTGTATTATCAATATATCAAACAATAAAAGATATATAGGTAGTTCTAAAAACTTATATCAAAGATTACTAAAACACAGGTCATTACTGAGGGGTAATAAACATGATAATAGATATTTACAAAATGCTTGGAATAAGCATAAGGAAGATTTATTTGAATTTTTTATTATAGAATTTTGTAATGAAGATATTTTAGAATTAAGAGAACAGTTTTTTATAAATACTTTAAAACCGGAATATAATATCACATTAATTGTTGAAAGAAATATACTCAGTAAAGAATCCCGATTATTACAATCAGCAACCAGAAAAAAGAGAATTGCTTCTGGTGAAATAAAATTATATGGAAAAGAAATTTTCAAATATGATTTACGAGGTAACTTTGTAAGAGGATATGAAAATATTAAAAAAGCCTGTGAGGATACAGGAATTCATCAATCAACAATGTGTAGATTTTTAAATGGAACTACTAAAAAAGCAGGAGAACACTTATGGTCTTTATTTAAAGAAGATAAACTTACACCCTATGTAAAATCAACTGCACAATTAGATTCGGCTAGAAATCCAGTACAAGTAGTAGATTATAATACATTCAATATAATTATGGAGTTTACGTCTATAAAAGAATGTGCTGAAAATTTTGGAGTTATCTCCAATGTGATAATCTATAATATCCAAAGAAAACGTAAATTTTTAGATAAATATATGATAATTTATAAACCTGCCTAATACAACAGTAATGTTGTATATTAAACATCTGAATATCGGTGAAATCTCAGCACATTTGGTGGTGATAATACCGAGGCATAGGGAATAATGTTCCAGCCGTAGAGACTAAATGCAGATGCTCCTATTTATAGGATGAAGATATAGTCCAGACCACAAACAAGAAATTGGTAGTGAAAACTATAGTGGTATGAGGAAAAACACAATTAGGTGACTTTTTATTTCTCTTTAGAAATGTCTAAGGAAAGTAAAGTAATGTCTGTTATATCATACAAACTATTCAAGGAACATAAGATTTCTAAAAGTCCTGAAGATTTACTATCAGTATTTAAGAAGAGTGTTGTAGATGATGCATTGTTGGCTTTAATAGAATCTTATGAACCTTTCTTTGAAGAATTTGAGAAGAGGGTTACCTTTATTGACAATATAAGGAATCCTTGGGGCATAATGAAGTATATGGAAACATATGCTGATAAGAATGGTACTTGGACTTATAAAGAGATTGATTGGGAAGAAGATGATGGTACTGTTACTAAGAAGAAAGTTAAGGATTTCTATACACCTAATGACTCTGAAGAGCTAGTCATTGTTATTACTGACCACGTAAGTTTATTAATGCCTGAAAAGCAACAAACTTTACATCAAGCTATGAGTAAATATAGTTCAGAGTATTGTTTAAGAATGAGGGATAAGTTTAAATATTGTGTGGTTAATATTCAACAACAGGCTGCAGAACAGGAGAAACAACAATTCACTATCAGAGGTGATAGTGTTATTGACAAACTTAGACCTTCTGCTGATGGGTTGGGGGATAATAAATTAACAGGCAGGGATTGTAATCTTATGTTAGGGTTATTTTCACCTTACAGATATAAAATTACTGACTATGCAGGATATGACTTAGGAATTATTCAGGATAACTACAGAGAATTATCTGTAATCCTAAATAGAGATGGTAAATCCAATGCTGCAGTAGATTTATATTTTGATGGTGCAAGCAATTTCTTTCAAGAATTACCAAAACCTTCTGAAAAAGAAGAATTATTAAAAGTTTATGAATATTGTAAAAGTAAATAAATATGACATTAACAGAACAACAAGACTACTTCACTAAATTTGTAGATGAAATGAATGCCACTTTGTTTAAAAAAGGTAGTGACTATTCAAATGAGGATAGATTATCTAATTTTAAATTAGCAGGTAGTATTGCAGGTGTAGGAGCACCACTTAATTGCCTTAATCTTATAGCTACTAAAGTAGCAAGGTTAGGAGTATTGCTTAATTCTAAGAATCCACCAAGTAATGAAAGTATATCTGATAGTGTATTAGATTTAGCTAATTACAGTGTATTACTTAGTATGATTATTAATGAACACAATGAACCAGAAGATGATTTACCATTTTAAAAAATTAACTTATGAAATATTATAAAACAGTATGGGAGTGTGATGGTTTTACTAAAGGAAATATCTATCCCGGAGATTTTAAAACTAATGCTTCAAATTGTGCTTCTGTAGCAGATTATGCAAGAGATTGGCCTGAAGACTGGAAAGAAGTTACTGAAAGAAAATACTTACTTCAAGAAGGTAAGGTTAAGGCAGAGTTTGTATTACCTGAAAAGTGGTGTATTAAAGTTAAAGCTAATAACCTTCCTAAAGAAGTGCATCAATGGAGAAGCATACAAACTACGAATAGTGGTAATTGGGTAGATGCAGGCTATATACACTCTACTGCTTTTCATTATGGGGAAGTAATGGATGGATTTACCAAAATAACTTTAGCTCAATTCAAGAAGTATGTATTGAAAGAGACTAAACCTTTTAAAGAAGAGAAGGCTACACCAATATTCCCTGAAAGATGGACTATCAAAGGTACTGATGAATCAAGACCTATTGTAATAAAGTGGTTAGATGATAATGGTTGGGAACATAGTTACACAAGAGAGTGGAGTTATTTCGCATTTCCTAATTGGAATAATGGGAAAGGATTTGAAGAAGGTGCTCATACCCACGATAATTTAGGAGACCCTGAAGTAGAAGACTATGTAGAAATCTCCTTAGACCAATTCAAGAAATATGTACTTAAAGAACAAATTAAAGAAGTTGAACCTATTAAACAAACAGAAATGAGACAATTGGCAAAAACATTTAAAATTACAGGTAGTGAAGCCTTACTTGGAGCAATAGGTAAGGAACTAATTAATCTTGGGTATACTACAGAACTTGAAAGCTCAACAGTAAATCCTTTGTATATAGCAAATAGTTATTCTTGTCCTGAAACAATAGGGCAGTACAAAGACTTGTTTTATGGGAATATAACAAGTAAGTGGGATGTAACTTTTAATCTTCCATCTCAATACAATGAAGCATTAGCATTTGCTAAAGAACAACTATCTGATAAATATTGGGTTAAAGAACCTAAATTTAAAGTTGGTGATATGGTAATTGTAGTTCCTTCTGATAATACATTTAGTGCTTATCCAAGAGCTATTGGGTATATATTCAAACTTCATTCAGATAACTTTGATGATAACGGGAAGCTACACAAAGTATTTTGTGAGGTAAATCAAAAGTTTATTATAAACTACAGGGAGAAAGATATAAGATTAGCAACTCCTGAAGAAGTTAAAGCTTTTGAAGAGAAATCTAAACCTAAATTTAAAGTTGGAGATTGGATAATATATGATGGAAATCATAAGTCAGGATTATATCAATTAAAGGAAAAAAGGGTAGATGGAGGATTCAATGATACAAATGACCAGTATAGAGATACTACTCATTCTGGCTATAGATTAGCTACCAGAGAGGAAATAGAAGAACATTTACTTTCTGAGGCTAAAAGGAGGTATCCTGCTGGTACAGTATTTAGAAGTGCTGCTGACCCTAAAGGTATGGGTAGAATCTTTAAAGTAAAAGATGCTCCTTATATGTGGAATAGGGGAAGTTATGTAAATTCTGTTGCCAATGGTGGGGAGGGACTACTCTATATTAATGGAGAGTGGGCAGAAATTATTACTAACTCTAAACCTACTGTTGAAATCAATGGTTATGAAGCTGAGTTTACAGAAAATTGGGTAATATTTGGTTGCCAAAAAATTTCTAAAGAAGTGGTAGCTAAATTAGTTGATTTAGCTGATCACCATATTACTATGATAGATTTCAATGGTGAAAGTATTACTCCACAAATTAAGCAGATTAACAAATATTTTAATTCATTATAAACTAAATTAAACGAATGAAAAAACTATTTATTATGTTTGTAGCTATTGCTACAATTGGATTAATAGGCTGTATTCAGTCTAATCAAGAACCTACAGAAAATGTAGATTCAACTTATGTAGATACTACACAAGCTGATTCTACAGACACTATTGTTTCTGATACACCTGTACAATAAGGAGACAACTATGACTAGAGATTATTACAAGACGTTACTTGTAGGAAGGTCTGGTATGGGTAAAACTTATAGCTTTAGAAATATGAACCCGGCTACAACCGGGTTCATTAATATAGAGAATAAGCCTTTACCTTACAAGAATACTTATAAGTATCACGCAAGGCCAACTACTCTTAATGAGATTAAGGGTGTTATAGCTCAATATGCAGAAAACCCTGAAATTACAGCAATTGTATTTGATAGTTTTAGTGCTTATGTAGATATTCTATTGGCAGAAGCAAGAGCTACTAAAAAGGGTTATGATATTTGGAGCTTTTATGCTGAAGAAATAGGTAAACTTCTTAATGTAGTTAAGAAAATACCTAAAGAAGTATTTATGACTGCTCACTATGAGTGGTTACAGGGGGAAGAGGGTGTTAAAGAGAAGAGAATTAAAGTAAAGGGTTAGTAACTTTGCCCTTTTAAAACTGGTTTAATTGCTGGAATATCCTAAAGTTTTTATACTACAACATAATTTGAAAAAATATGTGTGAAAGTTTGAAAAAGTAAAAAATATGAACTATATTTGCAAAAAAATTAAAAATATGGAACAAAATGGACAATCAGCAGCCAAGCCCCTGTTAAATGGGGAAGGTTCAACGACTATCTCGAAAGAGAGTACTGTTATATTAAATAATAGGAAACAGCCAGTATATTTAAAGAAAAGAAATGTAATATATAAAATCACCTGCTTAATTAATGATAAGTGTTATATAGGTTCTGCGTCATATTATGATAAAAGAATAGGTACTCATGTATCATTATTAAGAAAAAACAAACATAAAAATCCACATTTACAATATGCGTGGAATAAATATGGTGAAATAAATTTTACATTTGAAATTATAGTTGAAAATCTTTTAAAAGAAGAAATGCCTAACATTGAATTAGAATATATTACTAAATTTAACTGTTTAAATAGGAAGTTTGGGTTTAATATGAACTCTGATACAAGAAGTAGAAGAGGGAGTATAATGCCTGATGAGGCTAAAAAGAAAATTGGAGATTTTTGGCGAGGGAAAAAATTCTCTCAGAAAAGAATTGATGAACTTATAGAGAGAACCACTATTAAACAAGGAAAACCTATACTGTGTTACGATAAGGAATTTAAATTCATTAAAGAATTTAGATCAATTTCAGAAACATCTAGAGAATTAGGGGTTAGTATTGCTTGTATAAGCAAACAATGTTCAAAACAAATAGGTATTAATAATAGAAAAGATAGTAACTATATATTTAGATATAAAGATATAGTCTGATCTCATGCGAAAGTATGAGTTAACATAAATGAAAGAATGGGAAGGATTGATTGAGAAGGAATTTACTATTGTATTATATGCTGATAATAAGGTAGATGATAAAGGTAAACCCAACTATTACTTCAATCTGTTTCAAGAAAACTCTTCAACTAAATGCCCACCTAATATATTTGGAGCTGAGGTATTAGTAATACCAAATGACTCTAACTATGTATTAGATAAAATATTAGAATTTGTTAAATAACTAAATATTTATATGGATAAAGTAAAAGAAACATTGTTAGCTGATTTTAAAAGGTCTAACAAAGTAAGGAAACTTAAACTTGCACAAAAGTATGGATTTGATACTTCAGATGAATATCTGAATTATCTTAATGGAAAGATTGAAGCACCTGTAAGTAAACCTGAATCAAATACACCTACAGATATTGTAATTGCATTTGATACTACTGGTAGTATGAGAAGTTATATTGGGGATGTTAAAAAACACGTTACAACTTTACTCCCAGAATTATTTGAGAAAACTACTAACCTTCAGGTTAGTATTGTAGCTTTTGGTGATTATTATGATATGGAAAGCGCTAAAATATTTGGCAGAGCCTATCAAGTTATAGGATTAACAAACAATGTTAAAAAGTTAACTGAGTTTGTACAAGATGCTAGAGATACTGGTGGTGGGGATAGTCCTGAATTTTATGAACTTGTGCTTAACAAAGTTTATAATGAAACAGCTTGGAGAAAAGGAAGTAATAGGTCATTGCTTTTAATTGCTGATGATAATCCTCATCCTATAGGGTATTCTTATTTAGATAGAGTTAAAAAATCTCAACTTGATTGGAAAGAAGAGGCTAATAAATATAAACTTGCTGGTATAAAGGTAGATACTTTATCAATACAAGGGTATCCTTGGTATAAAGAGCTGTCGGCAATAACTGATGGGGCACATATGATATTTCAATCATCACATAAAATGTCTACTGTAATGGAAGGTTATGCTTATGCAAGAAGTGGTTCACACGTAGCCTTTGCTGAAACTTATTCTACAGTAATGGATTCAGGAGATGCTGAATTAATTGGAGTTTATAAAACATTATCAACATTATAACATGAAATTAAAAGTAAATCAAATTCTGAGTGAAACTCAGTTTTACAAAGTAGTTAAAACTGCAGGAGATAAGGTGCAGTTAGTAAATGACAATGGTGAAAACATTGTAGTTACTGAAGAATATGTAAATAAGTGTCTACAATCAGCCCATGATTTTGTTAAAGAAGAAAAAATTACTAAAACTCAATTGGCTGAAATCTTTATGGCTAATCCTAGGGTAGCAATGACAGTATGTTTCTTCAAACAAGTTAAAGAGGCTGACATTACTGCTGAAATTATCAAAGCTTATGAAGGCTCTACTATTAAAACTATGGAAGCAGCTATCAAGAAAGCAGTTAAACGTGGACTTGAAGGTGAGGAAAGAGTAATGGTTGGCAGGCATTATGGTGCTTCTGATGATTTTGGAAGGGTACATTTTATTGATATGGAAGTAGTTAAAGATGGTACTAAGGATTATGATACAAGGATGAGACTTGTAGACCCAAGGACACTTCAATATCTTATAGTTAACAATATTAAATATAATCTTAAATAATTAAAGTTTTATGAAAGTACAATTAAGTAAAAAAGGTCTTGCCCAAGACGTAGAAATGGGGCTTACACGCAAAGAGATTGCTAACAAGTATGGACTAGTTCAGGGACAACTGAACAAGGCAATGGTAATGGCTGGACTCAAAGGAGTTAAAGCTAAAACTGTTAAGTTTGAATTTGTAGATGATGAAGAATCTACTGAAGAAGTAATGGATGTTCCTGTAAGGGAAGAGCCTGAACCTTTTAAGTATAATCCTTCATTTGGAACATCTTCAGGTAATGGTATGCCTGTAAATACAATGTTTGATGAAAAGGTTAACTAATTTACAGATGAGTATTGTTGTAGATAAAATCTACAATGATTTACTTAAGAAAGTAGAGCCTATCAACAAGGCAAGGTTAGAGAATGTTGATATGGATAAAATCTTAAAGAAGGATAAAGTTCATGCAAGACTTCGTAGAATATCCGAATTATCAAAAGAATCTAACGACATTCAAAGGGAAATAAGTGCCCTAAAAGAAGCCGTAAGAGCAGATTTAGGGGGAGAGTATAGATATTATATTCTAGAATATGAAAACTATATTAGCACTTTAAGAGCTGAAAAAGCTTCTCTTATTACTATTGATAGAGGTGAAATTGAAGCCAATGTTATTTTATCAGATGTGGGGGATTTAGACTCTCTTATTGCAAATATTACAAAAGGTATAACTAAAGATATACCAGAATTAAATGAATTATAAACTATATAAAACTATAAGAAATGGGATTTACAGCAGGAAGTGAAAGTGTAGCATATAAACTCTACACGGGATTAACAGACGTACAAGTAGTGGCATTAAACCCTACTAAGGAAGAGGCAGAGAAGCTTGGGATTAATATGAAGAATGACCCAATCTATATTACAACTGATGAAACTTCAGGTAATAAGAAGATTAGAATTGATATTTACGTTAAATCAGAGGCTACAGGCAGGATTGATAAGATGGCATTCTTTATGGAAGATGTTGCTAAAACAAGCTCTGCAGGTAATACACAATACATTAATAACTTTGGTAAGAGCTGTTATGCAGCATCAATTGCAGAAGCAACTGAGAAATACCAATGGTTTAAAGGAGATGGTGCAAGAGAAGCAGTTAGTGGCGAAGTAGAGCTTGTAGATTTCATTGTAAATCTACTTAACATAGAAAAAGACCAAGTTGCAAAACTTGATAATCCTAAGTTATTCTTTACAGGCAATCTAACTGAGATTACATCAATCTTTAAGAAATTTAATGATAGGAAAGCTCAGGTTCTCTATACAGTTAGGGAAAATGATGGTAACTGGTATCAAGGTATTTACACACGCTATTTTAGTAGGGCAGGAAACAAAACTACTAAATGGTGGGATAAGCACTTTGAAGGAAACACCAGCAAGCCTAACTATCAGAACAGTTTTATGTTCCAAGAATTTAATCCAATGGCTCAAGGGACTTCTACGGAAGCTAAGAGTACAGGGGATGCAGAACCTAGTATTTGGAATTCATAAGTAGTATATAAGACTACTTAATCCAAGTAGTCTAAATATTATACTTATGTTTGAATTTAAAGAGGAATTAACTACTGACAACATACTTTCAAGGACAAATGAACAAACTATATTTCAATACTACTGCAAGCCTTTTAGGAATGTAGGAGAGAAGTTTAATTCTGAATTAAGAGATGACCCTAATCCTTCTGCTATAATATCTCATTTTGATGGGAAGTTATGGTATAAGGATTTTGGGGCTATCGGACAAAAAGCAGTTGATTGTTTTGGATATGTAATGCTAAAGTATTCACTTACTTTTATGCAGGCATTGGGAATAATTAACCTTGACCTTAATTTAGGATTGAAAAATTATATTGAATATCCCCCAAGTTTAGAATATGTAGGATTACCTGATAATAAATTAATTAATTTTAACCGTGCCGGTTTTACTTCAGATAAGAGGGTTAAAGCTATTACCCCTATATATAGAAATTGGTTGGAAATTGATGTAAAGTATTGGAAGAATAAATATTATCTTGACATTCCAAGGCTAGAGTTCTTTAAAATACACCCGATAAGTAAAGTAGATATTGAGGGGAAACTTATTAATGTTGAAATTCAAACTTATAGTTACCTTGTTGACAAGGAAGATGGTATAGACATAGTTAAAGTCTATTCCCCATTCAGTAAGTATAAGTGGATTTCTAATTGTAAGTCCTATCATTATTTAGGTTACAATCAATTACCTTGGATTGGAGATAATTTAATTATCACTAAGTCCTTGAAAGATGTTGCAGTATTAAGTCTATTTAATTTACCAGCCATAGCACCACAATCTGAAGCACA